TAATGGTAACTGTTGAGTTTCCGACAGTACCATTAGAAATGGTTGCAACTCCAGATCCATTAGAGGTAAGGTTGCTGCTGAGAGCTTTAATAGATACAAGAGTTCCAGTCCCGTTATCAATGTCAGGGTTAGCGTTAGGAAAAGATGTTTCATTATCTATCGGGACAAATCCACCAATTTCATCAACTATATCTGTGATTCTAGCATCTATAGCTGATGTGGTAGCAACTTTAGTATCAGAGGCAGACCATGTTTCGTCTGATCTTATTTCACTTGCGCTGCCAATCTTGTAAAAAGCAGCATCAGTTTCTGATTCAGTATAATATCTATTATCTAAATCATATGAACCTATAGCTGTAACGTGACCCTGAGCGGATATAGTTATATCTTGTAAGACAGTTCCATTGCTATTATTAACTGTTGCATTAGCACCACTAACACTATGGTTAATAGTAACCTGCCCACCAGTAGCAGTCTTAGCCATATCAGTACCAGCTAAGACATCACTTTCCATAGCAGTGTCTATTTTAGCATCTACACGACCATCAATAGCACCAGTAGTGGCTATTTGTGTGTTATTAGATGCCCATGTTTCACCACTTTGAATAGTAGGATCACCTTTCTTCCAAGAGTTTAATATGTCAACATTAGCTTCTTGGGTTACATATAAGTTTTGTAATGAGTTATCATTTAAATCATTAGCACGTATAGCAGAACCGGGATAGAAAGTAGCTTTAGCTGAATCATAATTTGTACTTCTATAGATTCTAATAGCAGATGAATTGGCTGGGGCAGAATCGAATCTAACCGTTGTTGCATTAAGCAACGAATATGCAGTTGTATCATTACCGCCGATACTAACTTTAATATCGGTAGTGTCTAAATATGGGAATGTGAACGAATAATCGGTGGTGGAACCGTTACCCGTATAAGTATTTTCAATTGTTACGGTCATTTTAGAAGTCTAATAAACGTCTTAAATCTTCTTTTGTTTCATTTGCTTCCAGAGCTGCTGGCATATTACCTTGTCGTAAAGCATTTTTAATCCTATCATTCTGTAAGCCCACCTGTGAATACTGCGAATGGTATCTCTCCAATGCAGAGCACGCATACTTCATAGCATTTCTATGAATTCTAGATAGTTCTTGATGTACGACCAACTCTTTAATTGGATAGTCTTTTTGTTTTTTCCATCCTCTAGCTTGTTTATATTCCTTCATCTTTCTAGTCCAGAATCCATCTTCTGAATTCATCATACTTTCAATTTGTCCAGCTAAGTTCATGTTTTTAGCTATCCAGTTATTGATCCAATGACGATCCTCAGGACTTAGTATCTCTCTAGTAATAGGATTAATCCTCATACTCTGTACATTATCCCATCCTGTACTAATCAACCACTGTCTCCAAGGTTCCATATCACCATTGGATTTACCAAATGGCATGAAAGCATTAGCTGCAGCAGTAAGAGGTTCGTGGAATCTGATTGGTTTACCTGTGTATATATCTAATTGATTCATCAAACCCGGAGGACTCATAAACTTCCATTTATTAGCCATTAATGAACCCCAGTCATTTTCCACATCTTTTAACTGTGGAGCTATAGCTTGATTCAATACACTTCTTATACCAGATGGTGCGAAAGGTATTAAAGAATCTGCTTGTGACACAAGGAATCTGTTGAATGCACCTTCGTCTCCAGAGAACATAGATACTAATGGTTCCATTCCACTAAGGAATGTTTTATTAGCAACGTTCATACTGATAGAAAATGCTATCTTTTGATATAATTGTTCTGTTAATGATTGGTCTACACGGTTAGAGAAGTACACTGCATCTCCAACAAGACCAAGTAATGAATCAAATGGTTCAAATCCTTTATAGCTATGCCATTCACCAGTGATTGGGTTCTTAATGGAATTAGGTTCCCAACCCATACTGATCATACGTTTACGTTCACCAGAGTTTTGAGGACCATTACCAGTTAAGTTACCTTGCAATGCCCACATACCAGCACCTGTAACTACAGTAGCCCCCATCAATTGACGACCAATGTATTCAGATTTAAGTGTACGGAATGCTTCATCACTGTTTTCAAGACCATGCTCCATCAATACTTCAGCTATTTCCTGTTTAGTAGAAGCTGTAAATACCTTACGAACCTTAGTTTGAAGAGGTATTAAACCACTACCCGGAGTAAATGTCCACGATAAATTCAAGGCATTTAAACCAGTTCTAGGGAATAGGAATAAAGATCTTGCAGCTGGAACTTTCTCCAGCATTGTGTTTAAATCATTTGCTAACTGACTGTCTAAGTTAAGTGCTATCTCTTGAGATGCATGTTTAGCTGCCTTATCTGTTAGCAATCCAGTGTGATCGAATGCTTGGCTATATAATCGTTTCTGTAGTTTATTGAAAGCTTCTGCACTAAATGCACCATTTGTTTCTTTCATTAAGATATTATACGCTTTAGCTCTAGCAGAACCACTAGCCATTAATGAGTTAGTAAAACCATCAATAGCATACATAGCATTAATACCCCACCTAACAAATGGGTTATTGTTGTACCATGATAAACCTTTAGCTATGTTCCACATAGCCACTTTACCATGATTACCTTCAGCTTTCCAAACACCAGACATAGCTTCTAGTGCTTCAAAGTTATCCATCTTAGCCTGACGTAAATCTGCACGACCACGCATCATAGCTTCTTCAGGACGTGACTTAGCTAAACGCCACTCGTCACCCATTACTTTAAATGCACGTTGGAAGTTTTCTTGAATACCACCATAAGTCCAAAGAGCTTTCTGGAATGTAGCTGTATCCCCTGTAATTTTAGCACCAACTAGTACGGTAGCAGGTTTAAATGCAGCTAACATAGAGTTACCTGTTAGTGCTCTTAATGGTGCAAGACCAGATAAGATGTGGTTATACCTTACACTATGTAAACCTTTAACAATTAAACTTGGTACTTGAGGATTACCATCATAGAAAGCTTTTTTTAAGAAGGCTACGTTTTCTTCAGCCCATCTATTTAATTTATATATTTGATCAACTTCACCATTAGTAGCTTCCATTGCTAATGCAAGTGGCTTGAGATATTCAGGATTGTTTTTAGCAATCTCTTCTAAGGTTTGGTAGAACTCCTCACTTTTATCTTGTACAGCTTTCAAGCCTCTAGCAAAATCAGTATTCTGATCCATAATCCAAGCTTTTAAAGCAGCTGGATTTTGAGCACCTGCAAGTTGTTTATACTCACCCACCTTATTAGATATATACTGATTAGCTCTAACTTCTCTACTTAATAGCTTAAGCTTCTCAACAATAATCTCCTGTTGTCTACCTGTCATAGCAACATCCCCAATCAAACCAATAGCAGAAGCTGTATCAGCAATTGTACCGGCAGCTTGGTTAGTAACTACAGCAGACGCACGCATTACTTTAGGGTTATATACCTGTTCAAATGATTTAATAAAAGCTTCATTAACAATACGCCACTCTTGTTGACCCATGTAATTCTTTTTATTAAAGAATCCAGTTTTCATGTCATTAAGAATGGATTCCATCTTACTTAGTTTAATGTCAGGATTAAAGACATTATTATATAAGTCAGTAATAGCTTTATTTATCTCAGCTGGAGGTATAACTTGATCATCAATTTTAGCACCAACGTTAGCAGCTATATCTTTATCAAATAGAGTTCTATAAGCTTCAGCTCTTTCAGATGGGTTAGCGTTAGCCATCCTCTGGATAAACCTATTACTTACAAACGGTCTAGCTCTACCATTAATAGTACCTGCGTTGTTTTGTATCCTCCAATTATCTATTTTAGCTTTAATTGGATTAGGTTCTAATTCAGTAACAGCTCTACTTTGTGGCCCAAGATCAGGTGTATTGATAAATGGATCATACCCTCTATCACCCATTGGATCTCTTATTAAACGGCTGACTGCTTCTTCTCTTTGAGCTGCAGTTCTACTAGATCTACGACTTAAGACACCAAAGCTGATTGGATCTTCCCCTTCAAAACCTGTAGCATGTCTAGCTAAAGCACGTTCTGCAGCTTCATCTCCGGGGATAACTTTCATAGCTTTAGACAAAGAGAATGCAGATGTAAGTAAATCTACACCAACACTTAGTCCTGCTGACTCATAAATATTCTTCTTTCTTATTACATCTGGACTGTCACCATCTCTGGTAGCCCATGGTATATCCCAACCTAACCATTCATTCAAAGCTGCAGCTATATTATCTTGTTCTTTAGAATGAGAAGATATAGCAGTAACAGCTGTATCTACACCAGCATGAGCACCTATTGTACCAAGG